AGTGGGCCACTGACGACGATGAGTAAAACGGCAAGAGGGTACACCACCCTCTTTCTTTCAGCCATTGAGGAAGCAGAGCTCGACCCAGTGGTGAGACAGTTTGCCAAAGGCTGCATCAAGCGTGGTATCCCCATTGCTGCTGTGGCCGACTGGCAGGGCGTTACACGGGCGTCCGTTTACAACTGGTTCACTGGGAAGACCTCTCCGCGTCAGACTCAGATGGTTCGTATGAAAAAGGTCGTGGCGCGGTGGACCCGCGCCCGATCGCCAAAACCCAGTAGGTAATGCCGTGACCGTCTTCCTTGATTCCATTCTGCCCACGCAGGGCGTCTACTGCGTGGTGGGCATTAAATCCAAAATTGCCGCACCTTCGTTCCACACCAGCACGGCTGACGTTGAGACCGCCGCGACTGACCTGAACACACATGGCTCCGATGCGTACTTCGCATTGGCATCTTTCAAAGATGGCTCAAGCCGTAAATTGAGCAACGCGCTGTACATGCGCTCCTTCTTCATTGACCTCGACTGTGGCCCTGGCAAGCCGTACCATGACCAGCCCGGCGCCGCCATAGCGTTGTCCACCTTCCTCCAACAAACGGGCATGCCAAGCCCTACCATCGTCAACTCAGGCGGTGGCTTGCATGTGTACTGGCCCCTGACCGAAGACGTGCCGGTCGAGACGTGGATTCCCTACGCCCGCATGCTGAAGCTTTTGTGCAAGACCCACAGCCTTCATGCAGACCCAGCGGTGACCGCAGATGCGGCGCGTATCCTGCGCGTACCTGGCACAAACAACTACAAGCAAAACATGCCCCGCCCGGTAGCTATCGCTAACATGGGCACCCCGGTGTCGCTGGATACCATTGTGAAATGCTTAGGCACTCCAGAAGCTGATCTGAGTGCGGCCAAAGCGTTTGGCATGGACGACACGTCCAAGGACTTGGCAGGGGGCGACTACCCCGCATGTAGCTTTTCCCGCATCGTTCGCAAGAGCATGAAGGGAACCGGATGCGCCCAGATCAAGCACGCGCTTGAGAACGTAGCTTCTCTCGAAGAGCCGATGTGGCGTGCCGCACTCTCCATTGCAATCCGATGTGAAGATGGCGCAGAGGCTATCCACAAGATCAGCAAGGGGCATCCGGGATACAGCGCCTCCGAGACCGAACAGAAAGCGGCCGAAACCAAGGGCCCCTACACCTGCCAGTGGTACCGCGATAACAACCCCAGTGGGTGCGAAGGTTGCGCTCAAAAGGTGTCAAGCCCCATCCTGATTGGCAAGAAGATCGAAGCCGCGCCGACCGAAGGCGACTCTTACATCATCGAAGCCGCATTGGAAGGTGAGGGCGATGACAAGATAGGCGAGACGGTAACCATTGAGGTGCCTGCATACCCGTTCCCGTACTTCCGTGGCGCTCAAGGCGGCGTGTACAAGAAAGAAACGGCCGCTGACGGTGAGCCCAAAGAGATTGAAATTTACCGCAGTGACCTGTACATAACGTCACGCTTCTTTGACTCTGACGAGCATGGCGATGGTGACGGCGAGATGGTGCTTATCAGCTTGCACATGGCGCGTGACGGAGTGCGGCGCTTCTACGCACCGGTTACTTCGCTCTTTGCAAAAGACAAGCTACGTGACCTGCTCATCAAACATGGAGTGATCGCATACGGATCGACATTGGATTTAATCATGGCCTACTTCGCCTCAAGCATTCGCAAACTGCAATCCCAATTTGCCGCGAACAAAACTCGTAGCCAGATGGGCTGGACCCCGGACATGCAAGGGTTCGTTGTGGGCGAGCTGGAATACACCGCCAGCGGCACCAAGCTTGCACCCCCTGCAAGTGGCACGCGACAACTGGCCCCGGCGTTTGTACCCCGTGGCTCCCTGGAGGAATGGAAGTCAATCGCGAACTTCTACAACCGCCCTGGCATGGAGCCACATGCGCTGGCTTTGTTCTTTGGCTTCGGTGCCCCGCTACTCAAGCTGATGGACAACATCAACGTGCGCGGCGCGCTGATTAACCTGAAGTCCAACGCTTCGGGTTCAGGCAAGACCACTGCCCAGCTCATGGTCAATTCTATTTTTGGGCACCCCACCGAACTGCTGATGACAAAGGACGACACCTACGCGTCCAAGATGCACCGCATCGGCATGCTCAACAGCATCGCCTTCACGCTGGACGAGGTCACCAACACAGTTGATGATGAGTTGTCAGACACCGCGTACGGCGTCACCACAGGGCGAGCCAGACACCGCATGGAGTCGCAGACCAACAAGATGCGCGTGAACAACACCGTGTGGTGCACCCTGGCAATATCTTCATCGAACGCTTCGCTGGTGGACCGCTTGGCTCAGTTGAAGGCCACTGCTGACGGCGAGCTGCGGCGCTTGTTTGAGTACGAGGTGTCCAAGGTTGAAGGCATCCCCAAGATCGAGATTGATGCCGTGTTCAGCAAGCTGAATTCCAATTACGGCGTGGCAGGCCCGGTGTACATCCAGCACGTGCTGTCCAACTACGACAGCGTCCTGCGGATGCTGAAAAAGATGCAGGAGAAGATTGACGCAGAACTTGGATTTGACCAGTCTGACCGTTTCTATTCGAACATACTGACAATTGCCTTCGTTGGCGCCTTGATCGCCCAGAAGTGTGGCCTGCACGACATCGACATCCCGCGTGTCTACCGCTACGCCATCGGCCTGGTTGAGCAGAACAAGATTCAGTACACCAACAGCCTTGGCACCCCGCTGATGATTGCACAGGAAACCCTGACCGCGTACGTCAACGAGAACGTGAACAACGTGCTGGTGATCGACCAACACACCAAGGGGGCGTCCGTGCCGCCCGCTGCCATTCGCCAGCCCTACGGTCCGCTGCGCATGCGCTACGAACCCAACACCAAGGAGCTGTACATCACAGCCGCGGAGTTTCGAAAGTTCTTCACCATGCGCCAGGTTGACGTCAAGGAAAGCCTAAAGCACTTGGCGCAGGCAGGCATTGCAAAGAACGGCGGGCTTGCAGAAGTGAAGCGTATCGGCGCAGGCGCCGTGGGTAACTTGAGTGGTTTGGGAGCACGCTGCTATGTCTTCGATGGTACGGCGATCGGGGTTGACGAAGGGGTCTTCAAAGCGGACCCGCTCGCGGCAGTTACAGGAGCCGGTAACCCCTGACATCCGGCAGGTCAACGTCGGCGGCGTTGACTACTTTGTTTATTGGGAGCAACTCAACGTGGGCAATTCGTTCTTCCTGCCCACGCTTCTCTCTGCCAAAGATGTGATGCGCGACCTGCGCCCCATAGCCCGCAAACTCAAGATTCAGTTGGAGATTCGCAACCGGTATGAGTATGGCGTGTACGGGGCGCGTGTCTGGCGTATGTCTTAGTTGCCTTGCCGAATCAACGTCTTGGCTTCGCGCAACCAGCCAGTCATCTCCACTTCCATCTTCTTGACTTCTTCGAGCTCTTGCATGCGCTCTTCCATGGGCATGTCAGCGGCGGCGTCAGGGCCGTTCAAGTACTTGCGATAGGCGCGAGTCTGTTCCAGTTGTTCCAGCGTGGCGTTGATGTTGGTGTTCAGCATAAGCACTTGCTCGTGCTTGTCCATGTACGCTTCTGCTTCGTCCAGGCGCCCTTGCGTGACCAATTCATTCAGCGTAGCGTTGGCCTTGCCAACACGATCGCGCTCGTCATAGAACTCGCTGATGCGGCGCGTGCCCACCGGGTCAATCATGTAGTTGCTGAGCAGGGCGTATCTGTGCAGGGGGCGGTCAACGCGCGTTGGGTTTAGCAAGCCGTCAGTCACCATGACCGTCAGCGCCGCAGTTGAGCCAAAGTACCCGCGCAACACGTTGTCCACAATGATCGGGGAAATCTTGTCCACGCCCACCATGTCCTTCGAGAACTGAGAAATTGCAAGGGCCAGTTCGCTGGTGCCTTCACGGCGTTGCATGCTGGGGTCCAAGTTTTTCTGGTGGATACCAATCAACTCACGCCCGGTCAGAAACGAGTAGTTGGTCCAAGCTTCAAGCAACGGCTTTGCTGCCTGCGGAATCGGGACCACACGGCCAACGTACTGCTCACCAATGAATGCAAGCGCGGTACGCACGGCTTCCATGGCCTCTTGTTCTTCGGGCGTACCTTTGCGTTTGTAGTACTCGACCACGCGTTCAGGAATCACTTTGAAGATGGCACCCAATTCGCCCGGCACAGAAATTTTGTACCCGCCAACAAACCAGTTGCTGTCGCGGGTACGCAGGTCGGCTTCGTTGTATTCCTCGTCATCATCTGCCTTGCTCATGGCGTATGCAGTGCTCAAGGAAACAGCAATTGCTGCCCGGCTCCAAAACATTTTGCGGGCCTGGGCGCGGTCCACCGAGGCACCGGAGTCAATGCCAGATGCCGCACGGTACAGCACGTCCATGCCTTGCACATAGGCGTTAAAGAACGGGATGGTCTTGACCAAGTAGCCCACGGTGCCGCTGGAGCCACGGCGGCGGAAGTTAATGAACTCACGTGCGCGGGTTTGTGCCAGCAGCATGTCTCCATCTCGCATGGCGGCGGATTTGGTTTCCTTGATGGTCTGGTCGTAGATGGCTTTGCGCACCGCCAAGTCAGATGCGCGGGTGATGCCGTCCAGTTTGTGCATGAGCGTGCGAAACTTGCCGCGCGGCACATACCCCATGTCTTCCATGAAAGTAGCACCGGGCCTGCCCTGTTTGAAATCGTATTCGCCTGATAGGCCAAGGGCCTCTGCGTCTTCAACGAGGCGGTGCCGCACGCCTCGAATCTCCGCCAATGCAATCTTGGGGAAGTTAGTCAGCACCATGCCGATTAGCGACAGCGGGTTTTGCACGCCGGAAGTGAGTAGGGCACGCTGAATATCGTCAATCACCTGCTTCAATGCGAAGGGTGGCAGGGCGGTAACCGTGGTGCGCAGGATGTTGGACGCGGCACTGAACTGCTTCAAAAACGGACCAGAAGCTTGCTCATCAAACTTGAACGCCAGCACATCGTATTCGCTGGGCAGCTCCCAGTAAACCAAACCGCCGTCTTTGTAGCCGTAGGTGATGTTGGGGCGACCATGAGACTCCGCTCCAAGCTTTTTGGCCTTTTGAAGTGACCCTAAGAATTCCAGCGTCTGGTTGCGGGCGTCAGTGTTCATCACCTGGCCGACCATCCATCCCATGGTGTTGAGGTAGTTCTCAAACACGTTGCCAACCGGGCGCACATTTGAGCCGATCAGTTTTGGCAGTTGGGAGACGGACAGGGGGCTGCGAGACCCAGGCTTCTTGGTCTTGCGGTAGTTGGTGGCAAAGTCTTCAACGCGGTCGAACGGCACATAACCGATGACGTCTTTCCAGTCTTTGCCCTCATCCACAGACAGCCGCCCCACTGCAACCATGTGGTCCACCAGCTCTTTACGTGATGCATCCATTGCATCGTTCATATCCGCAAAGGTGGGGTCAGAGTTGTATAGGGCCAGCCCAGCAGCAAGTTCGTTTGCCGACAGATGATTCGGAAACTGTGGGTCTTGCTTGAGCAAGTTCTCCATACGGAACGCTTCCAAAGCCCTGCCTGTAATCTGCATGGCTTCTTCAAAGCTGGTCCCGTTCTTTTCCGCGTATTTCTTTACCAACTCCAGCACTGCGGCAGGGGGCGTTGTGCCCTTGTCCTTGACCATCCACAGCCCAGTGGTCGTGTCTTTCTCAATTGAGCCCGCCTTGTAGAACGCCAGCAGCATCTTGGAGTAGTCTTGGGCTTGGCGGTACAGGCCCATGGGGTTGAGGCGCCCAAGCGCGTCACGGACTGCGCCGTTGAACACATTCATGATGCGTTTCTCAATCGTGGCTGCGGAGTCCGCAATCTTGGTCCGCATCTTGTCAATCGCGCTCACGTCCTCAGAGTTGGCCATGCCTTTGTACAGCGCCTTGGTGCCGTACAGTTGCTGCGGGTTCGTGATGCCCAGTGAGGCTAGGATAGCCTGGCCATTCTTGGTGGCGTGCGACAGAATCCTGACTGGCCCCTTGCCCGGTGCTGGCGGCATGAAGATCGTGTCCATTGCAGCGATGGTGGTGTCCAGCATGGTCTGCGGGTCCGTCACGCCAATCATCTTCAGGATGTTGGTCTTGAACTTCTCCCATGCAGTCATAGACTTCCATGGCTTGACAGCCAGCGCTTTCTGCAAGTCGTAGTTGGTCATGGCTTCCGTCACGAACTCAGACAGGTTGGCCCGGGCTTCTTCGCTCAGGTTGATGGTCTTGTCGTTCTTGGCAGCGTTCCAAATCTGGTTGAGTTCTGCAATGGCAGCGCGCTGCGCGTCCGTACGGGCGCTAGGCGGCATGTTGATGACGCGCTCAGAGGCGGCATGCACGGCTTCGTGCATCAGGGTTTCTTCATCCAGCCCGGTGTCGGTATCCAGCCAAATGATCTTGCCATCGCTACGTGCCGCACCGCGCACGCGCTCCCCGCGATCGTTCACCAAGTTATCCAGAACTTGTACGTCCGTTTTTGTCAGCAGGGTCTTGAGGCGCTCAGCCAGTGAGCGTGTAAGTTTCGTTTCGCCCTGCTTGGCCAAGAGGTCCATGGCCCCGGTCAGGTTGTCACTGCGGAGCAAATCAATAATTTCTTGTGATAGTGCTCTGCCTTCGCTCTCCGTTTGCGAATACCGTTTTTCTGAAACGCGGCGCTCAATGATGTCCATCACGCGGTTAGCTTCCGCGTAGTTCTTTTCACGAATCAGTTTGTCCACGTACTTGACGTGGCGCGGCTCCATCTTGAAGTCTTCGCGTGTAGCCAGCTTGATTGCGCGGTCTGCGGTATCCATCTCCGCATCCTGCTCAGCTTCAACTTTCTTGGCTTGCTTTGCTTCAGCCTTTGCCTTCTCAGCTTCCGTTTTGGCTTTCTCCGCTTCAGCCTTTGCCTTCTCAGCAGCGGCACGTGCAGCACGCAGTTCTTCCGATGCCTTGTTGGCTTCGGCTTGCTGGCGCTTGCGTTCTTCGACTTCCTGTTTGCGCGTGGCTTCTATGCGCGCCGCCATATCCGCGGCTTCTTGCTTACGGGCAACTTCTTCTGGCGTCTCGGTTACGGCTTGAGTAGTTGCAGGGGCAGCGGGTGTTGGAGCAGGCGGTGTTGCAGGTGCTACATCTTGAGCAGTTGCAGTACCAGGCGGTGTTGCAGGCGTTTCGGCAACGGTAGGCGCAGGAGCAGGCTCAACAGCCGGCGCAGGAGCGGGTTCAACAACGGGGGCTTCACTTAATGCACCCGGCTGCGGGACTTCAGTAGCTCTTCCCTCGCCAACAGGTTGCTCAGTAGGTACCAGTCCGCGTCCGACAGGTTCCGTAGGTTCTTTGGCGGGTTGAACTCCTGCTCCCAAATCTCCTGTGTCGGTAGGCCCGCTAGGAACTCCCAGGCTTGGCTCACCTCCTCTGGGCTCAGTTGTCGGCTCAGTTGCAGGCTTTTCAGTTGTCTGGTCACGTTGGGCCTCCTCAAAGGCAGGGACAGTCGGGGCAAGCAGGGAGCGCAGTATACGCGCCTGGGGGCGGTTGCCTTTGGCCAGATGCGGCTTAGCATCTACCAGCGCTTGCACTTCTTCCTGGGTCTTTCCAACCACATTGTCTGCAAACCATTTTGCAGATGAGTCCAGCTTGATGCCGGTGTCTAGTATGTCTTGCGGCTGGAACACTTGCGGCGACACCACGGACTCGCGGGTACGCACCTCTGGCAGCTCTTCTTCTGAGAAGATACTTTCCTTGGCCATGCGGGCTTCTTCAACGCCCTGAGCATCACGGGCTCGCAGAATGTCCGTGATTTCTTTGATCCGCTCAGCTACTTCTGGCTCACTGCGGTACGGCGTCAACCGTTCACGTTCTTGCGCCAGGGCTGCATAGTCACGGGTTTCGTCAGCCGGCGCGGGCAGCGCAGCTAGTTCTTCAGGCGCCGGAAGCGCAGCCTGCGGGGCAGGCCCGGGCTCCTCTCCAGCAAACTCTTCCTCAACGGTCTTGGCTGACCGGGGGCCAGCTAGGGGCGCAGGCTCTTGCTCAGGCACAGCAGGCTTGCCCCGCCCAGCAACAACGTTGACCCCTGCACCAGTAATTGCGCCAGCTGCGGCGTCGCGCAGAGCGGAACCCAAGACGCCTTGGAACTCAGGTGTTTCTACGCCTTCGCGCTGCAAAGCCACGTTGGTGGCATACCGTTCCTGCCCGCCCTGGGCGCCTTCGGGCAGCGCTTCGGACAAACCAGTGCGGCGGGCAAACTTGCCCAGTCCAGACTCCGCTGCTTCTTGCGCAGCTTTCTTTGCAAAGGGGCGCGCAAGCGCTTTTTCTGCGCCAGTACCGCCAGCCAAAACACCAAGCCCACCGCCCATGGCGATGTTGCCCATGTTCTTGCCAAGATATTCTTGAGCAGCAATAGCCTGTTGCCGTGCCTGTTCTTTAGGCATGCCTTGAGCAATCAACTCTTGCTCAACGGTTTCGTAGATGGACCCCTTGACTTCGCCGGCGCCCTGCAAGGCACCGGTTATAGCGCGTGCAGCGAGTGCAACCGCCCCAGCAATGGCGGCGGGAGCTCCAGCCACGGCAGTGGCCATTCCAGCAACAGCAGCGGGCACAATGGACCCAGCGCCCGAGGCCAACGTTTGGATGGGGGCTTCCGCAATACCGCCTAGAAACGTGGCGGCTTCCTTGGCTTTACTGCCAGACCGTGCGGCCTCTTCTTCAAGCTGTGCGCGGCGCTGAATTTCAGCTTGCCGCTCGGGGGTCTTCAGACTGCCAAAATGCTTCTTGATGTTGCCCAGTTCTTGAGCAGCGGCATTCTCTGCGCCAAAGGCAGAAGCAATACCTTGCGCGGCACCGGTGCCCGCTTCAAGAAAAGCCAAGCCGGTGTCTTTAAGGGAGAAGGGGGCAGGTTTAGGCGCTTGCCCCGCTTCGGGGTACTGCGCCATTACGGCGGAAGCTACCTCGTCATCACTCGCCCCTTCGGGGCCCTCTATTTGGTAGGACAGTCCATTAGGAGCGGTGATGCGGTAAAGTGGCATGGTATTACTTCACTACTTGAGCTTTCCCCCAACCTGCGGGAGATTTGCCGCCAGCGCCAGCCGCTGAGGGTGCAGGCATTGTACCGCCTTGCAGTTGCGCCAACAATCGGTTTGTCTCATCTTCCACCATGCGGGCGTACATGTTGGGGTCTTTCTTCATTGCCATTTGCAAAGGCACGCCCCCTGCTTTGATTTTGTTGTTGATGTTGTCGTTGGCCTTGTCGCGGATGTCAGCAATCTGCTTTGGCGTAAGGGCGCCAGACGCCCCCTGGCGCATCCCCGCCGTTTTAAGCTGCGTAGCGGCACGCAAGTCTTCCCCGCCCGCGCGTTCGCGCAGGTCTGCCTGGCCTTTGGCAATCGTTACTCTGTTTTTCTCGAAATCACGTTGAAGTTCCGCGATCTCTTTGCGGTTCTTTTGCGCCGCTGCCACGTCACCGATCGCCTCGTTGTATTGCAGCTCTTTGGCCTTAGCCTCAATGTCGTTGAGTTTGAGGTTTTGGTTGTATCGCAGCTCTTTGATGCGTTGCGTTTCCGCTGCGACATCGTCCTCGTGCTTAACCTGCGCGCGCAGGCTTGGCGCGCTAGATTGCCCAAAGGAGCCCGCTCCCATATTAGCCACAAGGCGGTGGAACGTTGGGCGCCCTTTATCGGCTTCGAGTCTGGCAGCGCGCTCTTCATCGTCGGACTTCATCATCCGGCGTAACTCTGCCGTCTGCTTAGCAGCGGTCTCCCAGGGCATTTCAGTAATGCCTTGAGCTTTCAGGTGGGCCGCACGCTCCGCTGCCAGTTCTCCAGCGGTTTGGCCCAGCTTGGGGGCTTCGAACTGCTTCTTGCGCGCGGCGTCCAAGTCCGCCCATTCAGCTGACCCGGTCAGAAGGTCCATGAGACCGCCGGTAGGCTTAGCGGGTGCGCCAGCGGGAGCTTTAGCGCCACCGCCGGGGGCACCTGAAGCGTTAACCCCGCGCCGTCTGTCAAATTCCGCTCTATCTTGGATTTCGCCTTTACCCGCGCCGCCCCTTGCAACTTCAGCGGCCAGGCGCAAGATTTCTGCCTCTTGCGGGTCACGGGCTTTCTTGGGGGCATTGGCTTTGCGCTGGTCTTCCTCCAACTTCTCCAAGGCGCGGCGGTTCTCCACGTTACCAAGGCCCAGAGCTTCGCGAACTGTTTGGTTCTCCCCCCGGCGGGTTTCGCCGCCCGAGATCAACGCGCCAGTCACCGGGTCATAGACTGCATCGTCCTCCGCCGCTGGTACGTCGCTGCGCTCCTCGCCGCTGAATGCAATGATGCCGCCGCCACAATAATCGAACATGCCAGGGTTAACCCTAGCCTGCATCAAGCCGCCTTCTGCGGCCATAACAGGAGCGCCTTGCGGGGCAGCCTGCGCTTGGCCTGCGCCTTGGGCGCCCATGGCTTGCATGATGCCGGTCAGTTCCTGGTTCTGTTGTTCGTCCACCGTAGGTTGCGGACCCTGCGCCGCGCCCTCGGCAAGTTGCATATTTTTTTCGTCGTCAATACGGTCTTCCAAAATGGCGCCGGCCACCCATGGAGAGATGGTGGGGAATGCCCCGTTTTTTGCCGCTTGCAGCGTTTCGACAGGCGCATTCTGGTATTTGGCCAACTGTTGAATAAGGTTCATGGTCAGTCCTTACTTAGTGAACGATGCCAGCAGCTTGGACAGCTGACTACCCGACTGCAACCATTCAGTGATCGGGTTCTGGTTTGCGGTATTGACCTGCGTAGCGGTCGGCATGCCGCTGAAGAGGCCCTGCTTGTACTGCGCCATCTTCATGTCCCAATCGCGCTGCTCTTCAAACTGGTTCTTGTCTGCTGCAACGCCTTCCGATTCGATGCCGCGCTGCACCGCTCCTGCCTGGCCAAGGTCTTGCAGAATGCCGCGACTGTAGTTCGCAGAGGCTTCGTTGGCAGCTTGCTGCGCTTGCTCGGTGGACAGTCCGCGCCCCATGTCGGCGTTGTATTGCTGCATGGCCTTGTCGTAGGCGGTTTGGTAGCCCTGGCCGATGGCCTGGGACTGCTTGTCCAACAAGTTGCGGCGCGCTTCAGATTCCATGATGGCTTGGCGGCTACCGCCAAACGCGCCCGCCTTGGCCAGCCGGCCAGAGTCCGCCAGGCGCTGAATGTCAGACTGGCGCTGCATTTCCTTCAATTGCGGGTCCAACGCAGCGGACAAGTACGGGTTCATGTATTGCTGGGCCTGCTCCGTACCAAAGGTGCCCTTGGTGAATTGCGTAGGGGCCAAACCGGTTTGAGCCAAGTTTGAAATGCCAGCAAACTGCTGTTGTTGCAGGTCAGAGGGGCCAGCGGTCAGCGGGCCTTTGTACGCCTGGTACGGCTGGTTAGCCGCGGCGATACCCTGGCCAATGTTCGTGGTAATCGCGTTACCCGCCCACTCAGACAGGTTGCCGGCCGTGGAGGTATTGGATGCAGGGCCACCGGTGGTGAACCGCTGGATGCCGTCCATAATCCCGCCGCTGGATGCGTGCTTGGTGTCCCCTGGCATGAATTTGTCGGGGTCGATGCGTTTGCCCTGTTCTTTGGTGCCGGTGCGCGCAATGCGAATCTTGTCCATCATTTGATACAGCTTTTTGGCGCCGGCGTCGCTGTTGCCGTTGCCAAGGTGGGATACAACATCTGCGGGCACGACAAACTCCCCATGGCTCAATTTAGCCGGTTGCGTGTCATCAATGGACGTGTCTAGCTCGTCCGACATTCCATCAGTCTCGCCGCGCAGGTACTGGCCCTTGGCTGCTTCCAAGATACCGCCCGATGCTTTTTGCACGGCAACGTTTGGATTGTTCAGCGCGGCGTTAATGCCTTCCCCCATACCCAGGCCTAGATGAGTAGGGCTGCTGCCAATGTTGCCTTGGCGCAGGTTTGCCATAACGTCAGACTCTTTCCGCGCAGGGAAATCGATGGCTTCCGGGATCATGGCGCCAAATGACTTAGCGCGATCGGCCGGGGTTTCAAACTTGGTGCCCGCAGTAATTCCACCGGTGGTCGTCACGGGGGCGCTGACGCCGGCAGCTGTTTTGGTCTGCCACGGCATGGCCACAGCAGCGGTTGTGTCCCATTTAGACGTAGGCGCGGCAGCGGGGGTGTACCCTGCCATGATGCCGGCAGCTTGTTCGTTAGCCTTGGTTTGGGCAGCGGCCACTTCCGCAGGATTTGCAGCGTACTGCGTGTCGGTGAAGTAATCGCGACCGCCCGAGCCAGGACGGCGATTCGGGTCGGTGTAGTCAATAGCCTTACGCACTGCGGTGTAGTCTTTGACGGTGCCTTTGTAGCCCGGGGTTTCAGGCTTGGTCAAGCCAGTAGCTGTGGCCAGCAGTCCGCCCGTCAACCCAATCTTGTCCCAGTCATAAACTGATTTGCCATCAACCGTTTTCTTAAACGCCCCCATGAGCGTCTTGACAAGGTCAGGACTGGCTTTGTACGCATCGCCGGCAATGATGGAGTTGATTCGGGCAAGTGTTTCGGGGGGCGCGTCTTTCATTGACTCCGGGTCAATGCCAATCGACGTATAGAAATCGTCGCGCTCGCCGGACAAGCGGGCAATTTGTTCCTCAGGGGTCTCTAATTCCGTGCCGCTTTCATTGCCGCCGCCAGAACCTATTTCGGTACCGTCGTCTTCCCAAATAGGATTGTCATCATCGTCATAGCCGGTTACTACCAACATAGTCAACTCCTTTTATTCAGTAGCTCAAGGAGGTCGTCTATGGACCCGCCTTCCGCCATTTTAGACTGTCTTGCCAATTTGCGGGGGTCTACTTGCAAGGGATTTGCAAGCAGGTCTTCAATGTCCACCATCCCGCTGAGGTCCGCACCCGCAGGCTGCGCAGGCTGCGCCTGTTGCCCGCCCCCGCCCATAAGGGCCAACAACCCCAGGAGGTCAAGCCCCGAGGCCGACTCTTGTTGCAGTGCCGGCTGTTGCGTTGTAGCCGCAGGCTGGTTTGGAGGGGGCGTGGCCGGCTTAGCCGGGGGTGTGGTTGTGGTTGTGGTTGTGGTCGTTTTGGTGGTGTCCGTGGTGTCAGTTGTAATTGGCTCGCACGTTTCAGTCACCACGTTATAGACGTAGCCGTCAGGGCAGTCTGTAGACGTCTTAGTTTCATCATCGTCTGCAACGCAGATACCCAAGGTCTCATCCCAGTGGAACCCCTCCGCGCAAGTGGTATCCGTGGTGTCGGTAGCTTCAGTCTTGGTGTCGTCAATCACCTTCTGGATGTCCGCTGTGGTCCCATCATCCGCCACCTGGCTGTCGTCAATCACCTTCTGGATGTCTTCCGTCGTGCCGTCGTCTGCAATGACGTCCGTGCCGTCCCCTCCAGTCAGGGTTGCGTCCCCAATACCGCCCGAGACAATATCAAGCAGCTCTTGTTCTGTCAGCCCGCCTGCCCCGCCGTCAACCGTATCCGCTAAGTCACTTGCAGTCCCAAGACTGCCGCCCTCAAGGGAGTCAGCGCCAGTTGCGCCCTGTGTCGAGTCGCTGGTTTGTGTGTCCGTTAGCCCAACGCCAAGGGTGTCAAGATCGTCCGCTGTGGGCTCGTCGGCTACGCGCCATGCGCCAATTGACGAATCAAAATAAACCCCACTGCCGGGGTCGCCCGCGCGCCCCACATCGGCCACCTGCGTGCCAGGATATGACACCGTGGTTTGTGGATTGGTGATTGCATCGACAAGCTGCTGCGTACCTGCAACTACTTCATCGGAATTAAGGATTGACCCAGCGTCGCTGGTTGTCTTGCTGGCAGGGGCGTCAAGGACTGCATCAATGGTTTTCTGATCGACCGTGCTTGCAACTTCGTCCGCACCGGTGGACTTTGCTAGGCTGACTGCGGCGTTCTGAACGGCAAGGGGGTTTCCGCTATTGAGCGCGTTCACCAACTTAACAGCATCGCCCGCAACCTTTACATCCGGGTTGTCAGTCAGCTGCCCGGCCAGGAGCAATGCTTGCGCATTGTTGCCAGAGTCAAGAGCTTGTACAAGTCCAACTGCTTGCACTGCTGTTTTCACTTCTGGGGTAGCGGATACACCGGCCAAGTTACCCGCAGCGTTTAGCGCCCCGCCAATGTTTCCAGACTCAACCGCGTTTGCCAGTTGAAGCGCGTTTGTTGCCGTCTTGATCTCGGGCAGGTTTTGCGCCAAAGTGCCGCCCAAACCAGAAGTGTCGCCAGCTTGCAGCGCCGCGTTTCCATAGGCGCCAGCGGCGCCAAGCGCATTCAAGACCCCGCTGGTTGTGTTGCCCTCGTCAATCGCAGCGATTGCACTCAGCGCTGACCCCAAGCCCGGAGCGATAGCATTGCCAATGATCCCGCCAATCGGCCCCATGCTCTTGTACAAGTCGGCAAAGTCACCGATCATGTTCCCCAAAAACCCGCCGCTCTGTCCAGGCGTGTAGCGAACCTGCTTGGTGTAGTCCTGAATTGGGGTGTACGTGCCTTTTGACGGGTCGGCCTGAATAAACCCATGCAGCATTCCCGCTGCCGTGGGGTTAAAAGTCGAGAACTGATATATACCCGGCTGTGATGTCTCTCTCAGGTTTAAGTAGCTGTTTGGGTCTTTTGGATTGCCAATAACCAATTGGCGCATGTCATTCCCAAATTCATCAGTCCCAAGTGAGATTTCTTCTAGCTTAGCAGTTCCTTTTTCCATCGCGTCCATGGTGCGAGAAAAAACGGGAACCTGTTTTGCCCATGTGTTTTTGGTTGACAGGCTGGCCAACTGCCCAGCTGTTAAATTTGGATTTGCAGCAACTAAATCTTCCAGCCCTTCTGTTGCAGTTCCGCCGTAAAAGCCGTGGTATTTATTGGCATAGTCCCGCGCATCGGTTATCAAGCCTTGGCGCCGTTCAGTTTCTTTTTGTTCGGCAGCAATACGCTCTTGCTCCGCCTGTTTTTCAGCGGCGTAGTCTGCGGCTGTTTTGGTGGACGGCGATTGAAAGTAAGAGTCCTCCGCAAATGCAAACCCAGGGTCTTTGCCCAAGTAGGCTTTTTGCAACCCCATCACGTCGGTCAGGTCAACGAGTCCGTTTCCGTCAATGTCATATTTCAAGTCGGACTCGGTTTTACCCAAGTGCATTTTTAGGGCTGCAAGGGTATCGCTTAGGTCTGGTTTGGTGGCCATGTTTTTCCTTACGCCGCGGGCGGCGTTGATACGTACGTGAGTGTAGCCACCACGGACGGGATTGCAGGCATCGGAAACGGGCTAACCTGCGCTGGAGCCGCTTCAAAAGTGACCTGGGTGTTGTTTACGGCCGCCCACAGTTCCACAGTGTCCCCAGGCGCCAAGCTCACATAGAAGTTGCACGCTGCAATGATGTATCCGGGAGTTCCGCCGTGGCTACTGATGACGTCAAACTTGCTGCCCGTGCCGTCCACATCCACATTGTTTACGCGCAGCCATATCCAGGCGGAATGAATTTGCGTGTCAACGTTTTTGAGCTGCACACTGAACTGGTAGTTATAGATGCCGTAGTAGTCCACCGCAATGCCGTCAGTGCCGTCGTTGGCGCAGCCATTCAAAAAGTCGTTTTGGTCAAACGTGATCTGCGTCGCGGTATTGGCGGTGAACGTCACGTTCGTAGTCCGCTGAATAGCCGCATACGGGAACGACAGATAGCTGCCGCCCGTGCCGCCAATCATTGCCCCAACTGTGCTGTCAATCTGGTTGAAGTACAGGCGCAAGACGTTATTGAATTTGTCAAATTGCCCCTGGTTGTAGTCAACAGGAGAGTTGGGCAGCGACGGGGCTACGAATGTACGCAGCGCATGTCTGAAGGTCGTGGCCATCAGCGTCTCCCATCCGGGCGGATGTCAAGCCGCGGGGAGCCCAACTGCCATTGCACACCCAGCCCAGTGGATCGCACTTCCATCACAAGCTGACGCCCGCGCACGCGGGTATTGATCTGCCCCGTGAACGTTTCGATGTTATAGGCGGTACCCGTTCCAATTTCAGTGACAGGGTACGAAGCGGACCCGCCCACGGATTCGGGAGTGTTAAACCCAGACCCAGAGTTCTGCATGGGGCGCAAATACATAGTGACCGACGGATAGGCCGCATCTGACCCACGGAACGTGATGTCGGGGAGCATACGCCACACAAACCCAACTTGGTTGCCATCGTCGATGTCGAACTCAGACGAGGCAATGTAGGCCTCAATAGGCAACGTCGTGGAGGTTGTAGCGTCGTCCAAGCCGTACTCGTGGTACACCAAATTGTTGCTGTACGTAGCAGCCATAGGGTAGTCTCTTAGCCCTGAGTCAAGCCAAGCTGTGCGGCCCATCGAGCCGTAATACCAAATGTCTTCTGCATAGTTGTAGACCGCGTAGCGGTCAATCGCAGTGGACGCGGCAGAGCAGTAGAACCACCATACCTCGTTGAACCCCTCGTTGGTACCCGCAAAAATCTGCGCGGACTGCGAAAGGTTGATGTCGCTGAAGATGTATTGGCGCAAGTCACAACGAAGCGTGGCAGTGCGGCCGTCGTACTTGTAGAACTTGTCCACACCCATCCAGTATGTGACCCCCGACGCAACCGCCATGGCGTTTTGACTGGCAATTGAGATGTTGTCTGCAAGCAGCTGCGACCCCCACCACGGCTCGTTACCCAAGAACTGAATTGAGTACAAGGTAGAGTCAGTCCACACCAGAATTTCCTGACGGGCCTGCAATGCGCCAATGATTTGGGAGCCATGCGATAGCTGCAAACTGCCCGCCTGGTTTGTGGCTGCGGGCGTCCAATCCGTAACCGATTCCGCCGCGCTCCAGCGAATCAACATTGGGTTAATCAAAGCGGACCCGTAATCGTTGACGCCAAACACCATGACAAAGCGGCTTGTATCCGTCACAAACGCTAAGTTATGGATTGTGGGCGTGTCAGGATCGGCGCCGGCCAAAGTAGTGATGTCAACCCCACGCGACCCAATCCCAAGAGACGCATCCCAATAATAAATTGGGCCATTGCGGAATCCAAAAATCAGGTCTTCGCCAAAGTTACTTTGGCTCCAGAGCCGCATCTGCTGGATGCTGGCCACTGCGCCGGAACCCCAGTAAGGGATACCCCAACCCCCAGCGCCCCAGCCAGAGAACGGAACCGCAATCGGTGGGCCTATGTTGATTTGATACTCAGCTTGTACCGTGGCCCCGCCACCGGCGCCGCTTCCGCTGGCCGTGGTCGTTGCTGTGACGGTATACGTGTTTGCCCCAGCGCCATTCATGTCCACGCCGTTAAAGACGGACGCGCCAGAGAAAGTCACCCAGTCCCCAACAATGTATCCCCCGGTAGGATCAGACACCGTGACGGTTGCCGAGCCAGAAACAGTGGTGAATGGGTTTGCGCCCAGCAGATACGTTGTCCTGATGGGGGTAACGTCGTAGTTTGTGCCGCCCTGGTTGATATAGAACTTTTCGTTGGTACCAATGCCAATCAGGTTCTGAGACCCCAGCGTGGTCCAGTTCCAAAGAGAACGGCAAACGCCTACAAACGCCTGCGTGAACGATCTCCAGCCGCCGATCTTTTCAGGCGTGCCTTGGCGAAACCGCACTTTGTCGCAGTCATACCAGCCTTCCTCGTTGGTATACCGGGTGTTTTCGCGATTCACCCCCGCCTTCAGTCGCAGTTTCTTAAGTGGCATTTGGCTACCTCAAACAGGCTCAAGCGTAGGGGCGCGTGCCTGACTTGTCAATGATAAGGGCCTGGTGTCGGGGTGCAGCGTCTTCGGTATTGGGAACGCTGATATGCGTCCAACGGTCAAATTCGCGAATCACCTGGTCGTAGCCGATTTTACTGGCTATTACGGCTTTGACAACCTCATCTGGCGTCATGCCGGGAACCCGAATGTCAGCAGCGCAGCCGATGCG